TAGTCGAAGGCACCGTTGATCAGCGATTTCAGATTCATCCAGGAATGCTCCCGGAGTTTTTCCTGGCGGAAGACCTGGTCACAGAAGTCCCAGAGATCCTCCCTGGTTACATCTGCCGGATCGCGGCGCTGGAAATCAGATCCGGACAGGAAGTGTTTGTAATCATCGTCGAGACGGTCTGCCGTCTGGATGGTGATCTTCATTCGGGCAAGCCTCCAGGCCTGCCAGTTTGCAAAGGTTTCTTTTATGGTCATATCTGCCTCCTGAAGGGGCAGAGAACGCTCATATTTATCTCACAGCAATCTTAATGCGGCAGCCGTATGAAACATCGTCGCCGCCTCTTATGTCCCATCCAGTGACAAGCAATTCATTATTCCAGGCTTCCATGATGTCCGGGACGAGATCCTTCGGAACGAATCCGATCTGCTCCTGATTGGCCCAGACTTCGATTGCCGGAGCTCCGTCGAATGTGGTCTTTTTCAGAGTGATTTCCACTTTGTCATAAGGCGGATCGCCGTATTTCATAGCACGGAGGATCGTCTGGCGACTTCTCCGGCCGTTCTTGAATGTCACTCCGGCGACGTTGAAAGAAAATTCCTTAACGTTCGCTAATTTAGAGATCAGATTTTTTAAGAGTCCCATAAATTTCCCTCCATAAAATTTCCTATTGACTTCGAACGTTCGTTCGACTACAATAACATCATCAAAATTCCGAGGAGGTGATTGCAGCCGTGGACGAACTGAACGAACTTATTGACGAATTAACTGATGAGGAACTTACTGCCTTTATTCTCTATTTGCGATCATTGACCGGAGAAAAGCAATAGCAGCGTCTTGTTGTGCTTCGGTAAGTTTTCCGAACAGCACATTGATTTCTTCTTTCTTGTCCTCAGTATTTCCAAACACCAGATAGTCAGGGTCCACTTCCAGGACTCTGGCTATTTCTTTTAGTCGATCGAGTCCGACTTCATAAGCGTCTTTTTCCATCTTATTGATCGAGGACCGGCTTTTCAGGCCGAGGGCCTTTGCCAACTCCTCCTGGGTCATGCCTTTTGCCAGTCTGGCTTCCTTGATTCTGTCAGCGATTTCTTTCATGGTATCCACCTCCGTCTGCTTGTATCTTAGCATAAGTAGAAAAATAAATCAACAGGAATGAAAAATATTTTTCGATTTCGTGTTGACATATCGTTCTACATGTGGTATCATCTCCGTGTTGGCAGATAATTCAACATAATTCAGGAGGTCGAACATGAACGAATACGAAATCAGAGTTGCAAATGCAATTATCAGAAAACAGGCACTGAACGAGTGGTCAGCGCTCAAGGATACCGGCCTTTTCTCCGGGATCGGAGATATGATCGACTTTGTTCGAACATCTGAGCCGGAGACCAGAAATGGAGCATGGATCTACCAGGTTGAGCTGAACGACTCTCTGGCGATCGCTTATGTTAAGAGGGTGAAGTGATAGAATCCCGCCACGGAGGTTACGACGGCAAATATAGAAAGGAGGTTCTATGGTAGATACCGAAATGCTGAAGGCGCTCATTGAAGAGCGTGGCATCACGCAGCGGTTCCTGGCGCGTAAGATGGGTGTGTCTGATAAGAAGATCCACGACCTTCTGAATGGCGGCCAGTGGCAGCTGAAGCACGTTGTCGCGTTTTGTAATGCTATGAGTCTTAACAAAAAACAGCGCGACGATCTTTTTTTTACCCAAAAAGTAGGTGAATAATTCTACATGATTTCAGGAGGTCTACAATGGCAAAGAAAATCAAAGTAATCTACAAGCGCGTCGGGTTCGACCCGGTGGATGTTGAGATCCCGAACGAGCTGGAGCACTTCCAGCGGATGGTCGGAGGCTACATCGAGACCGTCCCATGGTACTTCTACAACGGAATGGTGATGATCGTGGACGAAGAAGGCAAGCTCGATCACAGGCCGGTAAACTTCGAGTGGCGCGGAGACCAGATCGTCGGATCGGTGCTCTGGTGCGGAACTGACGGAGACGAGTTCGCGGACTGCCCCTATTCGCTGGAAGAGTTCCGGAAGCGCTGGCCGTGGCTGTTTGAGGAGGGCTGAAGATGGCAACGATACTGAAGCAGACCGAGAAGGTCAAAGCGTATCTGGAAAACCACTACGGGATCACGGCCAAGCAGGCCATGGAGGAGCTGGGGATCTACCGGCTCGGCGCGAGGATCTACGATCTCAAGCAGCAGGGCGTTCCGATCAAGTCCGGATTCATTGAGGTCCCGACGAGAGACGGAGACACAACACGGGTCAAGCTGTACTGGATAACCGGAAAGCCGGGGGAGGAAAAGAAATGAACCGCGAGGAAAGACGGATCTATCAGCTCGGAGTCGCGTTCGCCGCGGTGATGATCATCGCTATGACATCAGTCCTCACGGAGGAATGCGACAAAAATACGGTTTACGCGGCCGCTGAGGTTGTAGACGGTAATTTTATCGACGGAACCGCTGCAAGCCCGGAAAAGGGCCAAATTCGCGAAGATTCAACCATGCCGTGCGTGGACGCAGAATCATTCAGGAGGTGGATGGAAACTTATGAACCGGAGACGACAGAAGAAGCTCGGACTGACGCAGTGCGATCGGATCACGAAGATGTGCGAACGGAAGAAATCACTCTGGCAACAGAAACAGAGACCGCGGTGGAGGCAGCAGTGCCGACTTTATACCGGATCGCAGGGGAAGAGATTGATGAGGGCATACAAGTCCGGCTCTATCAGCATCTTCAGGAAGCTGGGATTCCGTACTGGTACGAAGGGGCCCTCTGCCAGATGTTCCAAGAGAGCCATGGACAGCAGTATGCAGTGAACCAGACGAACCACGAAGACATGGGGCTTTTCCAGTACAAAAATCGCTTCTGGAATTGGGACGACGGCGACATCTTCGATGTTGATGCTCAGCTCCGCCGGTATGCAGCCGACATGGCTGCAAGGTTCAATTCCGGCCTGACGGTCGACGAAGCGATCAGCAGGCACAATACGAGTGACAGCGTGGCAGCGGTCAACTGGGAGTATGTCGGACAAGTGAAGCAGTGGCTCGGCCAGATGGAGGCGATCAGATGAGCAGGAAGAAGCTGACGAAAGGCCAGCAGAAATCCATCGACGACTTCCGGCTGTTTCTGAACAAGTATTATTCCGTGCCGGTCAAGACATTCAACATGTTTATGGAGTCGCTGATTTACTATTCCGTCACAGAGGCCGACTTCGTGAAATACGACCGGATCTTCTCAGGAGTCGCGATCATGCTCTGGAGGCGGTACAAGCTATCCGGGCCGGAGATTTTCAAAGGGCTGGAAGAGTATGACAGGATCTGCGGATCTGTACTCCGAAACGAAGAAACCGGAGAAGACGGCGAAGACTGGGCCGATCTGATGAAGGAGCTGAAGGACAATACCGGCATCGTCATCCACACTGGCCCAGACAACCGGCTGATCTGTGAGTGTGAGTGGGAAGAAGAGGAAATTCAGGAGGTCGAAGAATGAGAAAGATCACATTTTACTGCGATCGGTGCGGAAAGATGGTTGATGGTCTGAAGTATCAGCTCGCAGTGTACTGGACAAGCGAAGAGGATCTGAACCTTGATCCGTGGGAATTGGAGACCGGTGCAGATTTATGCAGAGACTGTTATAAAGAGATTGACGACATGGTGGCCTTCATGGTCAAGAATCCGACTATCCACTTCGACGGCGGCAAGCAGATCGTGGCAGAACCAGAGAAGCCGAAGCGGACCGCAAAGAAGAAGGATCTGGATCTCGGACGGATGGCAGCTCTCCGGAATGCCGGATGGAGCTATGAGAAAATTGCGGAAGATCTTAGATGCTCCGCGCAGACCGTGGCAAACCGCATGGAAGAAGCACAGGCCTTCCTCCGGCGGCAGAACTTAGCAACAGACCTCGAAGAGGCTCTGGAAAATGATATTCAGGAGGCATGAAATGAACGACGAAAGATGGATTTTGGCACAGTTAAAGTGGCGGCTTATCGAGAGGGGCAGAGCCTACGAAAAAGAGAACAAATACTTCCCGGACTGGATTGAGAGAGTCCTGCGGATGATCGCCGAGATCGAGAGCGAAGCAGTCCTCGGAGATCCGACGGAAAAAGAGATCCAGGAGGTGGAGTGATGGGAGTTCCTGTTCTTGTGATGGGCAAGTCCGGCTCCGGAAAGACCTATTCTCTGAAGAACTGTGATCCGGAAAAGTTCGGCATTATCTCCGTCGAAAAGGGACGGCTGCCATTCAAATCAAAGCTGAAGGTGGCGAAGATCCCGAAGGCACTGAAGAATCCGGACGGCTCAGAGGTGTCGAGCTATTCCCAGATCAACCGTGCGAAATATGCCTGGCTGACTCAGGTGATCAGAGGCTCGAAGAACATCAAGTCCATCGTGATCGACGACTCGCAGTATCTCATGGTAGGAGAAATGTTCGACCGCTCCGGAGAGAAGGGGTACGACAAGTTCACGGACATCGCGAAGAACTTCCGTGATCTGATCCACTTCATCAACGATGGCACTCCGGACAATATGGTGGTCTACTTCCTGCATCACACGGAGACTGGAGCTGATGGGCGCGAGAAGTGTAAGACAATCGGAAAGATGCTCGAAGAGAAGCTGGTGGTCGAGGGAATGTTCGATGTCGTGATCTACTGCGCCGATCACAAATTCCAGACGCAGTCCAACGAGATCAGCACTGCGAAGACTCCGGAAGGCATGTTCGATGACTTAGAGATTCCGAATGACCTGGCTATCGTCGACAAGGCGATTCGTGAATATTGGGACCTAAACGAAGAGGAGGAAGCTAAATGAGCACTTTGTATGAATTGACAGGCCAGATGCAGGCCTTGCTTGCACTGATGGAAGACCCGGACACCGATCCGCAGATCATTGAGGACTCGCTGGAGGCCGTCTCCGGGGAGATCGAGGTTAAGGCCGACGGCTATGCTCGCGTGATGGCAGAACTGGAAGCGCGGAAGGCCGCTGTGAAGGCCGAAAAGGACCGTTTAGCGGCTCTTGAATCCTCACTTGGGAAAAACATCGACCGCATGAAGGAAAGCCTTAAAACGAGCATGATTGCGACCGGAAAGACCAAATTCAAGACGGATCTGTTCAGCTTCTCCGTCCAGAAGAATCCGCCAAAGGTCGTGATCGACGATCCTGACCGCATCCCTGAAGGCTTTCTCATTCCGCAGCCACCGAAGGTGGACACGGTTTCGATCAAGGAATCGCTGAAATCCGTCGATGCCGGATCGATGTGGGAAGGGGTGGCACATTTAGAGCAGGGCGAGAGCCTGAGAATCAGATAAGAGGAGGAACACATGAACAAACCGAACAACTACGACCAGACAAGAGTAGGCGGAGAATTCACGCCGATCGAGCTCGGAGGACACCGGGCTATCATCAAGGAGGTCCGCGAGGAAAAGGCCAGGAACGGAAGACCGATGGCAGTTGTCTCGATCGACTTCGCAGCCGAGGACAAGCAGGCGCGATATTTCGAGGACCAGTACCGGGCCGACACCAGGAGCCCGAAAAAGTGGCCTTACCAGGCTGTCCAGTACATCATCAGCGAAGACCAGGAAGGAAACACGAGCCGGTCGTTCAAGTCCTTCTGCACGGCCTACGAGGACAGCAACGGCGTCAGCGTCAAGTGGGGAGACGGTCCACAGTGGGGAGCGCAGTTTAAAGGCCGCCGGATCGGCGTCGTCTTCCGGGAAGTCGAAGAAGAGTACAACGGCGAGATCAAGACGCGCCGCCGGATCGCGTGGTTCTGCGACGATCACAAGGCACTGGAGCAGGACATCCCGGCAAAAAGGCTCTACAACGGCCCGAGACCGGAGCCCGTTGCGGCCGATCCGACAGATGAGTGGATGCCGACTGATTTCAGCCAGGACGACCTGCCCTTTCGTTGACATGAATCAGCCAGAGGATGGCCCGGCGGTAACGATCCAGATCGACACCAGGGAACACCAGCACGCGATCCAGAAGATCCTCCAGGCATTTGACGACGCAGGCGTTCAGCATTTCAGCTCGAAGCTCTACGTCGGAGACTACCAGCGGCTCGACAACGGGCTGCTGGTGGTCGATAGAAAGCAGAATTTGGCCGAATTAGCCGGGAATTTCACTCAACAGCATGAACGATTCAGGGCAGAGCTCGAAAGGGCTAAAAAGGCCCAAATTCGCGTTGTGGTGCTGTGTGAGCACGGCGGCCAGATCCGGAGCATCGAGGACGTGGCGGCCTGGAAGAATCCGAGGCTCAGGGAATCGCCCGGAGCGATCACCGGCGACAGGATGACGAAGATCATGCGGACCATGTCGGAGCGGTACGGTGTCGAGTGGCGCTTCTGCGACAAGCGGCAAACCGGGAAGAAGATCCTCGAGATCCTTCAGGAGGGCGTCGATGGGAAAAAGTAAAAAAGGCAAGTCGGGATGGATCACATTAAGCAGGGATATTCTCGAAAGTGACATCTGGAACAGTGATGAACCATTTAACCAGCGAAGCGCATGGATTGATTTGATCTTTATGGTGAACTGGGAGGATAAGACGTTCATAACCAGACACAACACAATTGTGCAGGTGGCGCGAGGTTCGACGTTCACAAGCATTCCGCATCTGGCAAGTCGATGGCGCTGGTCTCTGAACAGAGTGCGTAGATACCTGAAACTGCTATCTGACCTCGAAATGATAACGTATAGCGGAACAGCAGACGGCACTATGATTTTCCTTGTAAATTATAGGAAATATCAAGATGCGTGGCGGGCAGACGGAACAGCAGACGGAACAGCAGACGGAACAGCAGACGGAACCCGACTAAAAGAATATAAAGAAATAAAAGAAAGAAAGAAGCGCGCAAGCGCGCCACCATCACTGGAAGAACGCTTTGCGGCTATCGAGAGATTTGCGAAGGAAGGAGCAGAATGACAAGAGAAGAGGCGGTCCGGCCATTCAAGAGTCTGTCGGCGAATTGGAACTTTCTGGACTTCACGAATGAAGCGACATTCGAGAACTGGTTCATTGCGCTGGAGCCGTACATGATCGAGGAGGTCATGCAAGGGGTGAGAAATGCCATCGCGAATGTCACGCACACTCCGACGGTCGCCGAAGTCCTGGTGTATGTCCGGGACGTTCACGAGGGGACCAGGAGAGCAGCCGCCGAAGCGGAGCGGAACAGAGCGCCGGAAGCGGCCTGCTCATGCCGGAAGTGTAATGACTTCGGATTCATCAACGTGATCTATCCGAACGGAGACGAGGCCGTCAGGCCGTGCAATTGCGAGAAGGCCAGCAGGATGTTCGGGCAGAAGGTGCTGTCGATGCTGAAGGAGCCGATGCCGAAGTGGAAGCAGGACAAGCTCTTCGGCGCAAATGAGATTCCGAGCCAGTACAAGCTGGTTCGGGTCTCACGGATCGCCGTCGAGACGAACGACGAATTCCGGGGGATTGACCACAAAATGCACAAGAGGTCGACATGGGTCTACGGAAAGTACATCCCGAAAGCCGGAAGAGAGGAGATTTTCATGCAATATCAGAAGGTGAGGAAATGACGGAAGAAGGGCTGAGAAAAAAGAGGCTGCGCGTAATGAAATACCGTCGGGAAAATTATATCGACGTCCGTACACCGACAGAGTCCGAGAAGATCGCGATGGGACTGATCAAAAAGCCAGTTGTGAAGGGGACGATCCACATCGTGGTCCCGGAGCACTACGGCGCGAAGGGCGTCTGGTGGGAGAGCCGGTGGGTGACTCCGGCGGAGCTGGAGGTCTATAAGGTCCGGGTTCCGGATTTGCAAATTATTGAGTGAAGGGAGCGAGGATGATTAAAGCAGAGTGGACAAATAACGATTCGTTATCAGCGAAACAGGTAACGCAAACCAACGATTCCAACACATTGAACGCATTGGATTGCATTAGCAGACAGGAGGCGATTGATGCGCTTTGGAAAGCGTTGCATGAGTACGAGGACAAAACCGAAAAACAATTTCAAAAATCAGAAGATTTAGATGTTGGAGATTGGATAGAACATAGAATTTTCGTCCAAAACATGAACGACATTGACAGACAGACGATTCTTAACTTGCCATCTGCACAGCCAGAAGTAATTCCACACAGAAATTACAAGTATTTGTCGGACTATTGGTGCGAATGTGGTTGGCATCTTGGAAAGAAGGGCGAAGTGAAATACTGCTCCGAATGCGGAAGGAAGGTGAATTGGGATGAATGATTTAATCAGCCGACAGGCGGCGATTGATGCAAATTGCGTCGACTGGTGTAATAGAAAGCATTCTGAGTGTCCTTATTTTGATAATGTCGGTACTAATGAACAAGTTTGTGATGGGTGCTATACAGTTTTAGTTTTAAAGGACTTGCCACCTGCGCAGCCAGAACCGAAATGGACTCCGTGTGAGAAAGCATTGCCGAAGGAAAACGGCTTTTACGAAGTGACTGTCGGTTCGCCATACAAACCTGTACGAATCTATGAATACAAG